CCGTCCATGACGATCCGTTGTTGGTCGAGTAGCAGCAGCGGTTGCCGCCACCTCCGACCAGCACGATGCGGCTGGAGCCATTGAATGCGGCGCCGTTGACCGCAGCGGTGATGCTCGCGTACACGCCGCCCAGGTTCACGTCTCCGTCGAACGCTCGTGGCACGCCACCCGAGTGGCCATTGCCGACGATCGCAGGCAGCCCTCGTCCAATGGAGCACACGCCAATGCCGCCGGCTTGATCGGAAGTGATGCCCAGCCGTCGGGGCTTGCAGAGCGCCAGCGCCAGCGCTCGACGTGATGCCCCATGGACGGCGTTCAGCTGATAGTTCACGTGCTGCGGGGCCGCGATGACCCCTTTAATGAAACCGTTGGCGTCGCTCGATGGATCCACCTTGGTGGGCGTGCCCACGTCGGGACCCGTCGCGTAGTTGGTGTTCGTCGCAAAGAGGCGCGGTAGCCGGATGCTGGTTGCTGGCATGGTTGGATCCTCACAGGCTCCGGACGGAGCCCCATTCCTCGGGCGAGCCCCACTCGTCGCCCCACACGAAGACGTCCTCGAAGAGCGCGTCGGAGTACAGAAAATGCAGGCCGACCCCGCCGCTGCGGGTATCGGGCAAGATCTCCGCGACCATCGCCACGCCGTTGTCGTCCACCGGCAGAAGCGCCGTCACGTACAGGGTGGCATTGCCGATCGCGAAGAGAATGAACTGCCCCTCCCCGACCAGGAGGGTGAGTACGGCCAAGAGATCGCTCGCTCGGCCTCGGCTGACGTTGGCCAGGCCCCGGGCCTCGATGAGAAGCCGGTAGCTCTCGGTGTCGAATCCGTGCCGCGGCTGGCCGACGATCTTGCCGAGCACCTTGAGCCGCGTGAGGTCGGCGTTCTCGATGGTCCGGCTCTCGAGGATGTCCCAGAAGGTGTCCTCGAGGTTCTGGATCTCGCGGATGAAGGCGATGAGCACCCAGGCGACGAACGGCTTGCCCCAGAAGGGCGGCGCCAGCTTTCTCGTCGCCACTTCCTCGTGGTTGGCGACGTACTGGAGCGCGCCGCTCGGAGCGTCGTCCGCGTGCTCGAACGTGCCGTCGGTAAAGACGATGAGGTCTGTGCCGTCGGCGTCACCCTCGGTCGAGAGCGCGGTGTCGATGGCGGTCGTTCCCTCCATGGCGCTTAGCTCACATCTCCGGTGACGGTGATGTCCGACTCGTCGAGGAGGTAGATGGTGCTCTGCACCGCCGGCAGATCGGCGGTGCCGCCATTGACCGTGAAGGTCACCCAGTCGTCCACCCCGGGCACACTGAAGACGGAGCCGGCGAGCTTGTTCCGGGTCACTTCCTTGCCCACGCGCGTCGGCATGGCGGCCAGGATAGCGGCCTTCACGTCGGCAATCGCGACGCCCGTGGCACTCTCGATGCTCACCGCGACGGTCACGCCCGATGCAGTCGCCCGGTCAAAGTACTTGGTGACCGGTCCCTGCTGCGCGTCTTGGGCCGTGCCCGAGTAGGCCCCTTGAGCCAGGATGCCCTCGGCTTGGTGATCGTGGATGACCTGCGCAATGGCGTCGTTGTCGGCCGCCGCCGGGTCACCATCCCAGACGATGGCACGGAGTCCGTGTGGACCGATGCCGTTGGCGTCCGTGGCGTTGGAGGTATTCTCGAACACCTCGGCCGACAGCACCCCCTCGAGCAACACGAGCTTGGCCCGGATGGCGCCGCGCGTGCGGGATCCCCCGATGGAGACCGCGCTCTCCCTCCGGATCCGGAGCGCCGGGATCGCCTCGATGTCCTGCCCGGGGGTGGCCGCCGCGGTGTTGGTGCCCGAGTTCAGGCCGGCGACCGGCGTGGCGATGACCGTGAGCGTGCCCGCTTCGGCGACGGCGGCAGACCCAGCGAACTCCGACTCGAGCACGGCCGAGTAGCTGCCCGCGGTCGTGCTCACCACCTCGTCCCGGTTGAGCCAGCGATTGGTGGGCTCGTCGATGACATGGAACGCGATGTCGCCCGGGGCGTAGGTCTGCGAGGCGTCGAGGTCGAGCGTCTGGGTGACCAGGCCCTTCTGCTCGCCGCGCCGCGGCACACCGGTCAGGCGCGCAACGGCGACCTGCCGATCTTCGCTCGCGTTGTCGGGATCGAAGGCGTGGTAGCACTCTTCGGCCAGCCCCTCGAGCTGGTCGATGTGGTCCGCCATGAGGTTCGAGACGTTGCCGAGGACGGTGCGCTCGGTGAGGGTCAGCTTCGGGCCGATCTTGTCGCGCAGAAATCCCTGGATGCTCGTGAGCACCGTATCCAGCGTGCGCCGCTCGTACCCGGTATCGGTTATCGGCATGGTGTTTCCTCAGGCAGCAAAGGCAAAGGCCACCTCGTCGCTGGCGCTCTCGCCATCCTCGCAGGTCACCCGGAAGCGCACGGTCAAACGCCGGCTCGGTCGGTCCAGAGACACGGACAGCTCGTCGACGCTGAGCACGCCGTCGGTGTCGAGCAGGAACTGGCGGAAGATCTGCGTGATGACCCGGAAGTCCGGACCCTTCACGAGGATGGTTCCGATCATGGGCAGGCCAGCGTCCGGGTCCCACGAGATCGTGCCGGTCCAGATCTGCGCGCCCGCGCGGATCTGCTGGAGCGCCATCGCCGCGCCTCTCACGAGCAGGATCTCGCGTCCGTCGTCGGATAGCCGAAGATCACCGATCACCGCCATCAGCGCGCCTTCACTTTCTCGGCCGCCACTGGCCCCAGCGAAAGCACGGGCACGGCCGGGACGGGAATGACCGCCGGCACCGGTATCGGCGGGCTAGGCGTGCCGACGGCCGCCGTCGCATGGGTGTGGTTGTCGAAGGCGTACTGCATCTTGTCGAGCGCCGCCTGCACCAGGTTAGCCAGGGCCACGAACTGCACGGCTTGCCCCGCGCGCGCGACCACCGGGATGCACACCGCATGCAGCCCGTGCCGCCGGAGCACCTCAGGCTGCTCGACACTGCCCGTGTCCCACCACTTGGAGAAGCTCTCCTCCGAGAAGACGAGCAGGCAGGTGTCGCCCGCCGCCCACGCTCCGGGCCAGAGCACGTGCACGTCCCCGAGAGGGGGCATCTCCACGAACTCCCCGTCCGTCGACTCGAGCTTCACTGCGGCGGTCACCTCTGCCGTCTGCTCGTCCTCATCGTAGGAACGGATCTCTCCCACCATCGCCGTGTGCACCGAGCGCAGGCGAGCCGTGAGGATGGTGTCGAACACCTCCCCCCAGGACGGTTGGCGGGGATCGGGCATCAGCGCCTCTTGCGCCCCTTCTCCGCCGTCTGAGCCATCGGCGGCGGCTGGACCTGCGGCGCGGGGTGGCGGTCGGAGGGGGTGGGCGCGCGCTCACTCGGCGCCAGCGCGGCAGCCAGCACCGCGACGGACACCAGCGGCAGTTCGAACCGGATCTCGTCCGGCGGATTCTTGAGTCGCGACAGCGTCTCGAGGCAGCGAGACTTCAGCTCCGCGATGCCGCCGTTGTCGAGCGCGACCCGGTGCCCGAGGGCATGCACGCAGCCGCCCTGCTGCACGATGGGAATGACTTGGCTGTTCATGCGTGCCTCACTTGTAGGGTCTCCCCGTCCACTCGATGCCCCAGGAGTCGACCGCGTGGGAGTCGCCCCGATGCACGGTGGCCGTGCAGACGAGGTTTCCCGTGAAGGCCTCGCTCTCCACCCGGAAGGACACACCTGGGATGAGATCGCCCCGGAGCAGGCAGACGCCGCTCACCTTGAGCGAGCCCGCAGCAAAGCCCGGCTCCGCCTTGGCGACGGTTTCGACTTCCACCTCCCCGATGAGCCCCGAATCCTTCCGAAGCAGCGGCCCTTGCCGGTCACCGACGGGCAGCCCCGCTTCGCGGATCTGCAACGCCGAGTCCTGCACCGACCACTGCAAACCACACGAGCGCGTCACGTGCTCCATCTCGTCGAACACGGCGCCCGAGAGCGTGAGCGAACGGGTGAGCACTTTGCTCCCGTTCGAGAGCGTGGCCCCGGTGAAGTCCCGGAGGTTGCCGGGGCCGACCCCGAGTGCCTTGCCGAGCTCGTTCAGCACGGTGCCAACCGGCGTGCCCTTGGCAAACGTCTTGTTGATGCGGGCCGACCGGCACTTCGATTCCCCGTCGCCCCCCGAGACGCGCGTCACCTTCTCGGTGCCCTCGGTGACAGAACGTGCCGAGCGCAGATCGCCGTCGAACAGCGTGCCCACGTCGTCGACGTAGCCGGCCTCGAGCCGGACCCGCACGCTGGCGAGCTTGGCCAAGGCCGCCCGGTGAGACGCGGTCAGGTTGTAGACGCTGATCTCGCAGTTGTTCGGATGGCGCTTGATGTCGCGCTCGATGCTGAACGCGATGCGCAGCGCGTTGAGACCTACGCCTCGGAGAGCATCCATCTGGATGTCACCCACGGTCAGACGGTACGCCCGCTGGAACGCCGTCACGTGACCCCCAGCTCGGCGACTTCGGCCGCGGTCACGTAACAGAGCTTCACCCGGTCGCCGAGTTCCTGCAGGGTCGGCGACTCGAGGTCGTCCGTCTCACTGATGGCCAGGAACAGCCCCGGCGGGCCACCCACGGCCCTACGGTTGAGCGGGATGTTGACGTGCACCGTCTGCCCCGTGAGGATGTCCGTGCCGTCGAGGGCCTGGATCGAAAACGTCCAGAGCTCGCGCCGGAAGTTGTACCGGAACTGGAAGAGATACTCGACGCCCTCGAGTTGCGTCCTCTGGTCGTAGGCCTCCGTGCCGTCGGTGAACGTGGGGATCGCGAGGCTCATTGTTGCAGCCCCGCGCCTTGGCTCAATCCGAGCAGCACGCTCGTGAGCTTCGCCTTCTGCTCCGCCGTCGTCTCGGTCGGTGGCTTCGGCCCTGCCTGTTTGGGGGCCTTGGCCTTCGGCACCGGCGGCAGATCGACCGTCTGTGTCTCGACGGTCGCGATCTGCTGGAGCTCGACCGCGAAGCTCGCTTTGCCGACCTGCCCGGCCGCGTCGGTCCGCTTCACTCCCACGACCACCAGATCGACGTAGGAGTTGCCCTTGACCGTGACGATCACCGGGGCGGCGGTCTCGAGCAAAGCCAGCAGCTGGCCGTGAAAGTCATTGATTCGATCCAGGGGCGAGCCCGCGGCGAGCACGTGCACCTTGAGGTCTTTGCTCGCGGGGGGCTGGTCTGCCTTCTGCCCGGTGATCTTCAACTCGGTCGGCGGCCCGCCAAAGAGCAGCGAGCGGATGCCCGACGACAGTGCCAGCAGCGGGGCGGGTCGAAACTCGGACTGGCGGATCGGCACGGTGTTGGACTGCGTCGCCTCGGGGCGCACCGGATACGACAGCGCTTGCAGCGACCGAGCAAAGCCGGTCGTCTCCACGATGGGCGTCTGGGTCTGCACGAGCGTGATCGACATCGTCCGGGGTTGACGGATCACGTGATCGCTGATGAACGAGCCGCCCTCGATGGGAAAGCGCGTGAGCTCCGTCGAGTCGTCCACCGAGGAGTCCAGCAGCAGATCTGCGACCAGGAACCCACCATCGAACTGGATGAGATCCTCCGCCATCAGATCCCCGGATACGCGGCGATGAGCGCGTCTCGGTTGTCCTGGAGCACGGGCGCCACCTTGCGCGCGACGTCGGTAGCCGAGGCGCCCGGCCCCATGGTGATGTTGACCACGTTGTCGCCGACGGTCACGGACGGAGCCGCGCCCGGAGGCGGCGGCGGCCCATACTGGCCGGGGCCCGGGGCGGGCATCGATCGGTGCGCTTCCTCGTAGGCGACCGTACCCGGGATGTCCTTAAACGCGTCGCTGCCCAACTTCTCAAAAAAGCCTGGCTGTCCTTGATCGACGCCAGCCCCGTGAATTCCGCCTTGCCCGATGCCAATGACCGAAAGCAGGTCGCTGCGGACCGTGCGAAAGAACAGGTCGAGTTCGCCGAAGAGCGCCTTGACCTTCTCGCCCTGGCCGTTGCCGGTCATCCAGTTCCAGAGGTCTTTGAAGGCCTCGGCCAGATCGTTGACCGCCTTCTGCGTGCCCTCGGCCGTGCCCTCTCCGAACACCGAATCGAGGAACCGTCCGACTTCCGAGTCTCCGCCTCGGAAGAACGTGATGAAGTCCTGCAGCACCAACAGCCCGAGAGCAAGGCGCGCGAAGTTCAGGGCGACCTTGCCGACGCTGCCGGCGAACTTCAGCATGCTGCCGCTGGCCTCGATGCCATTTCGCACCACGCCCACGAGCGCCGGGATGAGCTTGGCCTGGGTCGCGAACGCCAGCGCCGTGATCGCCGTGGCCGCGGTGTCGGTCTTCTCCAGCCACTTGCCCAGCCACTCGATGCCCTTCGCCAGAAACTCGGTCAGAGTCTTCAGCGCCGGGAACAGGACATTCTTCAGCGCCGGGGCAACGCTGCCGAGCAGCTGGGCGCTGAGCACCACCCAGCTGTCGGAGAGATCGTCCGCCGCAGCAATGATCTCCGGGGAGAGCACCCGGAGCTTGAGCATCTCCTCGCGCTGCTTGCGGAAGGCCTCGGTGCCCTGCGCAAACATGGGCTTGAGCGCAATCGCGCTGCGCCCCAGGAGCTTCTGCGCCAGCTGGGTGCGGACCGTCTCGTTGCCGACACCCGCCAGCGCCTCGCCCGTTTCGAAGAAGAGCTGCTGACTCGTCTTGAATTGCCCGGCGCCGTCCTTCACGGACACGCCGAGCTGCCGGAACGCCTCGGCCGATTCCTTGCTCGGATCGACGGCGTTCGTGGCCAGCGTACGGAACGCGGTGCCGAGCGTGCCCACGTCGGTCGCGTTCTGCCGCGCGTAGACGCTGAGCCGCTGGAACTCGTCGGTGGAGACGCCTAGGCGGGAGGCCCCTTCGGAGATGTCGCCGATGCCGTCGACCAGGCGCTTGACGGCGTGGACCGCAGCGCCCGCCCCCAGGGCGATGAGGCCATTGCGCACGGTCGCGAGCGAGCCGATGAGACCGCCGCCCCCGCCGGCGCCCCCTCCCATGAAGCCAGCGCGGACTTCCGCGATGGCGCCCGCGAGCCTACCCTTGAGGGTCTGCGCGTAGGCCGCGGCCGCCGCTCTGCCCGCCTCCAGGGTCTCCCGAGTGGGGCCCTGCATGGCGCCGACGTGGGCGTCCAGTACGCTGCGGTCGGGCCCAACCGTCTTGGCCCCGCCGAACATGGCACCCGCTGCGCCCCAGCCGTTGTTGTCCGCGCGCCCGCCCAGCTGAGCTGCCGAGATGGACTGCAGGTTGCGCTGCGCCGACTGAGCGGCACGCGCGAACACATCCCCGACCGCTTTAGCGGCCTGCTGCGCCGGCGCCTTGACCTTGGCGAAGTCGGCCACGAGCTCGGCGAGCCGCGCCTTCAAGGCATCGACGGCTTCGTTGCCCTTGGCGAGCTCGCCCGCCTTGTCGACGGAGACCACGAACTCCGCGAGCAGGGAGCGTAGAGCATCACTCATGGGTGTGCTCCTCTGCCAGCGGCAGCGGCTTGCTGCCCCGCCTTGAGCCGCGCCGCCGTCCGGGCCTCTGCCGCGTCCATCTCGTCGAGCCAGTCGTGGGCATGCAGGAGGTCCTGCAGGCACCAGCTCTGGCGGATCGCCGTCAGGCCGTCAGGGATGCGCGCATCCAAGACGATTCTCCAGATCAGGGCGTGGGCGCCGGGGGGGATTTGGAGGTGCTCGCGAGGCCCGCCAACAGCTGGGCGAGCGCGCTGTTTCCACCTAAAAAACAGGTGTACTCGGCCCGCACCGCATGCACGAGGAACGCAATCAACAGATCGACCCGGCCACCGAACACCTCGTCGGTGAACAGCTTCAGCTCCACCAGGTTGCCGTTGCCCGCGCGATCGAACTTGCTCCGCGGGAGGAACAGCTTGAGGAGCGCGGACATCTGGCTGGCCTGGCCCACGAGCGCCGGCACGATGGCGGAGAAGTTCAGCCTCGCGCCGATCTCCTCGACGCTCATCCCAGGCTCTACGCCGGAGAGGGACGACATCAGGGCAGGCCCCAGCGCCTTGCCGAGGATTTCCAGCCCGAGACACGAGTCCTCCGGGCTCAAGGTCTGCACCTCGAACCGACGCCCCTCGAGATCGAACTGGGTGCTCATGAAAGTACGATCGCCTTGTTGGCGGTCATCATGCACTCGTGCAGCTTGCGCAGCGCCGCCGTCCGGTCCGCGCTCGGGGGTGCGTTGCCCATGATTTGGGAAGCGCACTGCTTGCACGCCGCGCGGACACACTGAATGCGCGCAACCTGGTCAGGGTCCGGCGCGTGGTGGTCGAACGACTGGAGGATCTGCTCCTCCGGTGAGCCCGCTTTGGGCGTGAGATTGGGCATGGGAAATTATTGCTTTCCGTGCGGCAAGAGCCGCGCTTAACCGTTGCCGCCGACGATCCAGTTGGCCGCGGACCGGAGCACCAGGCGGATCGCCCAGGTCACGTCACCGGGCGTCGCTCCGAACGTCTTGGCCGGCATGCCCATGATCCACGCCTGGTCGGTGGCGTAGAGGCTCGAGCCGTTGCCGTCCTTGAAGAGGAACGGGGCCACGCCCGCGCCGTTGAACGCGCCACGGTCCAGGCCGCAGGCGGCCGACAGCTTGGCGTTCTCTTTGCTGAACCCCTTGAGCACGATGTTGGCGGTCGCTCGGCACTCGTTGGTGGCAGAGCGACAGAACTCGCCATCGGCCCCGATCTCATCGGTGAAGGCCGGGCCCTCCGGGGTGATCTCGACGGACACCAGCCCGTTCTTCAGCGGGATCAGGGCGAAGTTGCACTCGCAGCCGTTGATGTCGAAGATCATAGGTTCAGCGTCCCGACGATATCGAGCGAGTCGATGGCGCCCGTGAGCGTGCCGGAGAAGCGGATGGTGCGCAGTCGCCGCGCCGCCTTGTCGGTGGGGCTGTAGCCGACGAGGCTGGGCATCGTGACCTCCCAGCCCGGTTCGAGCAGACCGGGTGCGGACGGCGTGCCCTCGGCCGCGACGAGCGCGCCCCGCACCGGCGCCTCGTACATGGCCAGGCCCGTCGCGTTGAACGGCACCTTCTCGGCGTTGATCCAGACTTGGAAGGCGCGGGTCTGCATGTCCGCCTTCAAGGCGTCGGCGCCGTGGGTGAGATCGAAGAAGCGCCCGCTCGCGGCAAACCCGTCCCAGGTGTGTTTGACGCTGCGGGTGGTGGTGTAGGTGAGGGCCCGCTTGCCGCGTGCAGAGCTATGGGCGGCGCTCGTGAGCGTGTCGGCTCGGACGCCCTCGAGCACCTGGCCCGACCACTCGCTCGAGCCTGGGACCTGGCCGAGCTGGCGACCGAGGAGGGCCGCCGCAAAGTCGTCGGACATGTACCGGCTGAAGCAAACGGCAGACCGGTGGTAGCCGAAGCCCTTCAGGTCCGAGGCGATGTCGGTCGTGGTCCCGACCACCAGGATGCCGTTGTCCGCGCTGTTGCCGAGGAACAGCATGTCGTTCGCCTCGGCAAACGCCGCTGCGATATTGATCTCGGTCTCGGCGTAGCTGTCGATCAGCAGCCCATAGACCGCCTCGCCGAGTTCCGCCTTGGCCGCGGTGAGCTGCGCCGACAGGCTGCCGTCCACGCCCGCCTCGGTGAGCATGATGGCGCGACTGTGGCCGTCGATCTGAATGAACTTGCCGGCCGTGCCCGGGATGAGCGTGAGCTTGGTGGCGGTCGCGTTGTCGGGGGTGGTCGTGATGCCAGCCATGCCCGCCGGGCTCGCGTCGATCAGGGCCTCGATGCCGTCGAGGATGTCGTTCACGGTGTTCGTGACGACCTGGTAGGAGATGCTCGAGGTCACCCCGCCGTAGGAGATGTCGAACGCGATCACGTACCCCACGGAGGTCACCGTGATGTCCGGGATCATCTCCAGCGCTTGGGTGTGCTGGGTCGTGCGGTTGTAGATGTAGCACTCGCCCACCCCGCCCGACTGCTTCTTCATCTGCGACACCATCTGGTAGGCGCGCGAGTAGGTGAGGAAGCCGTCCGCCACCATTTCGGCGAGCCCCGCGGGGCTCACGCTGTAGAGGCGGCTGCCGACGTAAGGGCAATCCGCCATGAGAAGCGGGGTGTCAAACGCGACTGCCCGGGGCGCCGAGTCGTTGATGTCGATGTCGACCGAGACGATGTCGTTGATGTCGGACATCAGGCTCCCGTCATGGCGCACCCACCGGAGGCAGTGCGTAGGGTGTGCGGATCACCACGGGATCGTATGGGGGGCCGGACGAGCGAACCACGGCAGAACGACTTAACGAGGCACCCACCGGGCCAGCCTCTGCCAAGGGGATCCGCGCCCGCCGACGCTCAGGTCGGGCGCGCGTAATTTTTGAAGGCGATGTCCTCGTCCGAGGTGAGGTCTGCGTCCCAGAAGTAGATATCGGGACCGATGACGCCGCCGAAGGGCTGGCTCGCCACGCCGTTGTTGTAGTTGCCGACGAGGAGATTGCCGGTCGCGCTGCGCAAGAGATGGGTACCCGCGCCCGTGAAGGTGATCGCCGCAGCCGCGCTATCGGCGTAGATCTTGAGCTTGTCTGCGTCGGCGGCCCCGAGCGAGTTGTAAAATACCCGCGTCCAGACGGGTGTGCCCGCCACGGGGAATGTGTTTACCGCGCACGTGCCGGTCTTCACGGCGCCGCCCGAGTCGAACACATTCACCTTCATGCTTCGGCCTGGAGAGCTGACGATCTCGAACTCGAAGGCGCGCACCGAGGCGCCGCCCGTGCCGTTGCCGACCACGACCACCGACTGCGCGCTCGAGTACGCGGCCGGATTCATCCAGAAGCCGAACCCGAAGGCGGTCGTGGAGTAGTTCGCGCCAATGAGCGGGATGGCGACGCAGTCGTTGGTGGCAAACGTCGCTGTGGGCAACCCGTTCGCGGCCGCGGTCACGGCGGGCCGGCGCGCCGCGTTGATGGCTCCCGGGTTGCTGTTTTTGACGTCGACCCAGTCGGTCCACTCGCCGCCACTCTGGTTCGAGGCCTGGAGCCGATACCAGGCCTTGAGCTTCGTGCTCTGCTCGGGACTGAAGGCGTCTCGCCGCTTCGCTCTGCCGAGCGACAGCCCGGGCCTCACGGGACCTCGACGCCGTGGCCCTTGACGTTGAGTTGCCAGGTGCCCGCGGCATCGAAGGCCTGGCCGGCGAGGATGCCGATGAGCTGACCCGGCAGAAGAATGAACGGGTCATCGAAGGTCCAGATTTCATCGTAGTCGTTGCCGGCGTTGCCGGCCTGGGCCAGGAGCAGCCGCGCCTTCACCGGTGTCTCGAAGCTGACCGAGGTCATGGTCAGAGCGCCCGTGGTTGCGACCTGCCCGGTGAGCAGGGTCTCTGCCGTCAAGTCCGACTGGTCGCGCACGACCGAGATGTCCGTGCCGTTCGAAGCGTCTCCGCCGCTGCCGCGCTTGCAGATGAGGGACCGCCCCGCGGTGACGGGCGTCGTATAGGCGGCGAGCGTCACGTAGTGAAGGTGGAGCCACTGGACGAGAAAGCGATGCGTGGCCGCCAGCGGATAGCGCGCCGCAAACACGGCCGCCGCGTTGGCCAGGGCCGCCGCCATCGTGCCGGTCATGCCGCTAAAGCCCTGGCCCCGGAACGAGAGCCCCTGGGCCTTGTTGTGATCCCGGAAGGCTTCGGCGTGCCGCATGCCCGAGATCGTACGGGGGGCCGGATAGGCCAACCACGGCAGAACGGCTTAACGCTGACCCTCAGCGGGGGAACGTTCGAATGTTGACCAGGTTGTTTTCGCTGCCGGGGTTAGTGAGCGACGGCGCGCTCGAGCTCAGCGCAGTCATGGCTCCGGGGGAGACCGTGATGACCTGGCACTGCACGGTCGAGTCGTGCAGCGCGTCCTCTGCGTCGCTGATCAGATACCCCGACAACCCCTCGAACATGAACGTGGTGGCGTTGATGTTGAGCACCAGATCGATCGACGGGTCCAGAACCCCGTTCGGCCACACGTCGATGAATCCCACGAAGCCGGAGTCGGTCTGTAGGCGGCATCCGCTGAGCGTGAGTTCTTGTCCGCGGAAGGCCATTACAAATCGAGCGATGCTCGTGCCAGTGCAGGCGTTGATTAGACACCGGCCGCCCGAGAGCGTGATCGCGGCGGGGTGCGTCAGGTACAGCGTAGGGCTAGCCGGGCTGCTGCCGTCTACGTTCTTCTCCGTGCCTGTGGAGTAGTCGAAGAACTTCCCGCGCCGCAGCTTGCAACTGTCGAAGCGCGAGTTAGAAATCGCGAGGTTGCCGGTCGTGATCACGATCCCGCCGCAGTACTCGCCGAACTCGCATTCCGTGAAGTTGTCGTGCGAGCCGCCAGAAAATACGGCGTCCGCTTCGATGCCGTTGACGCCCTGCGCACACTCGTCGAACCGGCACTGAGAAAACACGTTGTTGCCGCCGAACTGGTCCTGTAGCGCGAAGTTCTTCGACCCCCAGAAGTAGATCCGGTTGAAGTGACTGTAGGCGCACCAGTAGAGCTGGAGACCTTCCCGGCCTCCGCGAAGCATCACGTCCTGCACCAGCAGATCGCGGATGTTGCCGCCGGTCGTGCTGAACTTGAGTGCGGCAGCTGCGTAGTTGTTCGAGAAGATGCCGCTGATCTGCCCGAGGCCTTGCAGCGTGACCGACACATTGAGATCGACCGTGAGGTCATACCCCACCGAGTCGTTCGTGTGATACACGCCCGGCCCCATGTAGATCACGCCGCCGCCGTCCGTCGCCAGGCTCACGATGTTGCCCAGCGCCGCGGCGAAGGCCGCACGGAACGCCACGACGTTGGCCGTGCGCTCCGCGTCGGGCACGGCCGACTCGTCGGTAATGGATCGCGGGGTCGCGCCGAAGTCCTCGACGTGCCACACCCCGCGCGACAGCACCCCGTCCGCCCCCGGTCGCCCTTGCACACCCCGGTCGCCCTTGTCGCCCTTCGGTCCGCGGAGCTGCGGCCGCGCCAACGACGGGGCCCCGAAAGATCTGCGCCTGCCTTCAAAGGTCATGGTGGCTCCGGAGTGGGATCCGAGATGTCGATCTCGATGAGGATGTCGTTGCCGCTGCCGTCGTCGAGCGTGCCCTCGATGCCGATCCGCTCGATGAGTCCCGCGTCCTCGGTGGTCGTGAGCTCGAACGTGCAGCAGGTGGTGAACTCGAGAGAGTGCACGCTCATGGCGTGGTCGTCGGCGATGCCGCCGATGTTGCGCGTGCTGCGGGGGAACACCTGGATCACGATGCCGGCCGTGGCCAGGGCCTCACGCACGCTCACCTTGCGCAGGCCGAGTCGGCATTGCTCAATGAGCCACAGCGCGTCGGCATCCCCGGTGTCGTGCGCCGACTCGGCCTTCAGCTGGAGCGTGATGACCGCCATCGATTCGAGGCGCTGGACGCCGCCCTCGTCGAGGGCCGAGTCCCGGTCGTCGAACACGGCGCTCACCACCGACAAGAGCACGCGATGCTTGGCGTGCGGGCGCGGCCCGTCCTCCCACGCGACGCCGCACTCGGCGAGCACGCCCGTGGGCAACGCCGCCTCCACGGCGGTCACGATGGCCGCTCGGTAGAGGAGCCAGTTAGTGGCGATGGTCACGCCTGCACCTTCACGAGGCTGCGCCCGCGCACGGCGTTGCGGAGCTGGCCCCGATCAATCAGAGGCTTGCTCGAGCGCTTGGCCTCGATGGTGGCCGGAGCGTTGGGCGGCGGGATGCCGCGCGCGATGCGCTGCTTCACGCTGCCCTCGAAGGCCAGAGCGATCCGCTCGCCCGCCTTCTCGGGGGTGAGCTTTCCCGCCACGACCAGCGCCATCTGCGACTGCAGCGTCTCGGCGATGAACGGCTGCGACTCATCGAACCAGGCCCGAATGAAGGACCGCTGCGGGATGCCGGGATGCACCGCTCCGCTCTTGAGCTGGAAGGGCGAGACGCCGAACTCGTGGAAGCCGCCCACGTCGGCCACGGTCAGGCCCGACGAGTGCTCGATGGCACCATCGTCCGCGAAGGCCCCGCCGCCCAGGTGGTCCGCCGCCCCGTCGTCGCCGTGCACCCCCACGGTGATCAGGATCTCGCCCTTGGGCAGAACGACCGGGCGCTGGCGGCGTTCGCGGACCGGGCCGGCGCCGCCGCTCGGCGGACCGGGGCGCCCCTCGTCCCACTCCTCCGACATCAGCAGTCCTCAGGGGAACCGAGACGGCTGGCGCTGACCGCGTTGGCCTCCTGCATGCGCTGCAGAGCGACGCCGTAGGTAGAGCTGAACGCGTTGTCGACGCCCTTCGGGACCATGCGCTGGTCCCTGCCCCAGGGGGAGAGCGCGAGCGCATCGGCCAGCTTGAGCATCACGGCGTAGTCGCGCGAGTCGCCGAAGCTGTCCGACACCTCGAGCTCGACCATCGCGAGCCGCGCCACGACCATGGCCGTGTTCGCCTTGGCAAACTCGGGGAAGGCCTCGACGAAGCTGTCTCGCGTGACTGCCATGGGACCGCGGAGCGCGGTCCCGTTAGGCCGCGATGTCGAGGTAGGCCATGCCGCTCGAGTCGAGGATGCGCGTGCCGCCCGTGACGAGCGAGGCATTCGCCTCGAACCCGCGGGTGACTTCGCGCACCTGGTCGACGCCGTAGGGCTTGCCGGTGATGTAGCAGGCGACGTTCTTGTCGCTGGCGTTGAGCGCCACGATGCGCGGGCCCGTGCTGATGGTGCCGAGGGCCGCCAGACGGTCCCAGACGATGATGCGGCCTTCCTTGCCGAGGCGCGCCTTCCACTCTTCCTTGAAGGTGTTCAGCGCGTTGGCGGCGTAGCCCGCCGGACGGAGGCGCACGAGCGCGTTCATCTCGTCCTGCGGCATCACGATGGTGTCCGCCATGTGCTTCTCTTTGGACCGCGTGTACACGGCAGACACCACGGCGTGGAGGTCGTCGAGCACGAGCGCGAAGTCTGCCGCGACCGCCGACGTCCAGGCGCCGGTCGCACCGGATGCCTTGGTCGTCGCCGTGACGATGCCATCCGCGACCACGTTGGCGTCGTTGGCCAGGCCCGTGAGGCCCAGGCCCATATCGCGAGCGCCGCCGCTGCCGTACTGCGTGCCGACCAGGCCGGTGGCGACCAGGCCGTCCAGGAACTCCTCGGCCGCCTGCGCCTGGATCATGGCGCGCTCGGTCTGGGGGTTGATGCCGGTGATGGCCGCGCGCACGAGCTCGCGGTTCCAGTACTTGTAGCCGTTGACGATCTCGAACACGCGCCCCGTGGCCGTGTCGCGACTGAAGTCGCTGGTCACGATGTCCTGGCGGCCCACCTGGGAGGCGAGCTGCACCGAGCCCGTGCCGGAGATCTTGCTGATCTCCCAGCGCTCCGCCCAGTCGGGGATGGGCTCGGACTGCAGCACGGTCGCGTACTTGAGCGGCCGATAGTGGTCGCGTACGTACTCGAGGACGTAGTTCAGATCGCGCGCCAGTGGGACTGCGCTGTCCGAGCGGAAGCCCGCAGGCAGACCGCGACAGAAGTCGAAGCTCCCGCGGGCCTGCATGGCGCGCGCCCAGTCCATGTCCAGGCAGCCGTCGGCGTCGAGCCGCAGGACGGCCCCGCCGCCCTCCATGGAGCCGCCGGCGCCATCATTGAACCCGAGATCGACCGTGTGAAGTTGCATTCGTTTCCTCGTTCACGCGCGCGGGCGCGGACTAGTTGACCTTGGCTTGGCGGATCTCGACGAGGCCGGCGCCCGTGCGGGATTGATCGAAGAACGCGCCCGGCACGCGGTGCGCGCGCGCCGGGGTGGTGACGGTGATGTCGCCAGCGATGCCGAGGATCTCCACGATGCCGGTCGTGCTGGTGATGCTGATGGTGGCCGAGCCGGTCGCGGCGAAGTTGGCCGACGCATCGATCAGGGCTACTAGGCCCGCGGACACCTCGGCTGCCGTGGGGCTCGCGTCGGACGTGAAAATGAACGTCTCCTGCGTGAGCCCATTGCCGAGCGTCAGGCTGAACGTGGTGATGGCCGCAGTCAGCGACGCGCCAGGAGTCAGCACGACGCCGCCCGCGGGGTAGTCAGAGTCGGCTCGCACCTTGCCGAGCACGGTGTTGGCCGAGCCGTCCGAGACGGTGCGCGCAAAGACGGGCTTGTCGGCAACCACCGTGCCTTCGGCGAGCACGTGCATGTGCCCGGACTCCATCACCCCGACCGCCTCGTTGTCGGCGTAGTGGTGGGTGGAGTCGTAGTCCTCCGACATGGGGCGCCACACGCTCCAGCCGCAGGACGACTTCACCAGCGCCTCGGTGGTGGGCGAGATGCACTCCTGCCCGGCCGTACCGGACTTGGCCAGGAGCAGACCTTCGGCGACGCCCGCCGCTTGGTTCAGCGTGAAGGTGGATACGATGGCGCCGAGCCTGCTGATGGAGCCCGCCTTGGCGAGCGCGAGAGTCTCTTGCGGGACGAGGAGAGAGGCCATTTACTTCGTGTCTCCTGCCCCACCGAAGGAGGCGTTGAATGCGTCGGCGCGCTTGTCGCTGCGCTTCTTGACTTTGGTCGGATCCGCCGAGTCGGTGACGGCCGTCGGGGTGTGCAACGAGGTCGGCGTCTTGCCGACAGCATCGAGCTTCAGCTTGAGGGCGCACGCGATGTAGCCAGCGCGCGCGGCGTCGCTGTCGAGCTTGGCCGCTTCAGCGATCACGGCGGGCCCGACCGCGTCGGCCTTGACCTGCTCGCGGGTCTTGCCCGTGAAGTCGTAGCCCTTGGGCAGCGCCGGCAGCACCGACTGCCGGAAGTCGAGCTCGTCCTGGACGAGCTTGCCCATGTCCTGGGCCTTGAGCTTGGTGAGCTCGAGCTCGGCCGCGTCGAGCTTCGCCTTTTGCTCGCCAGCCAGCGTCTGCGCGGCGGTGAGCGCGGTCGCGGCGTCGTCGGCGCGCTTGGTCTGCGTCGCGATGCTGCGCTCGAGGAGCGAGATGTGGGTGTCGCTGCCCTTCTCCACGTCGATGCCGTCGACCTT